GGTGTTTACGCGGCGCAGAAAAAGCGCAGGAATAGAATATCCTTAAACTAATCATGTACTTAGGGTAAACTGTTCATTTACTACTGGAGAAAGCAATGGCAAGCACTGGCGGCGTGAAGCTGGGTAGCACTTACGATCAAGTACGGACTCAGAAGATGGCAGCGGAAGCGCAGATCGCGGAGATTGAGCTTGCGAAGGTGAGGGGGGAGCTTGTGACGGCTGAAGAAGTCGTTACAGCGTGGATAGATGTGGTGGGAGCGGTAAAAGCCAAGCTACTTTCAATCCCAACGAAGGCCGCACCGATATTGGCGAACGAGGAATCAGCGGGCGGATGTCAAATCATCCTAGAAGACCTAATCAACGAAGCATTGGAAGAACTAGCGAATTATGACCCAGAAACAAACCCCACCTCTACATCTTCAGGATCACTTGAAGAAGGCGATGATGACCTTCCGCCCTCCGCCGCGCCTAAGCGTAAGCCAGTGGGCCGACCAAGAAAGACGGCTAGACTCACAAAGTAGCGCCGAACCCGGACGCTGGTATACAAGTCGTGCCGAATATCAAAGGGGAATCATGGATGCGTGTTCTGATCCGGCTATTCAGGAAGTTGTTGTCATGGCTGGAGCACAGCTTGGGAAAACCGAGGTTATTCTCAACATTGTGGGGTATCACATTGACAATGACCCTTCTCCTATTTTGGTGCTCCAACCTACTCTTGAAATGGCTCAAGCGTTCAGTAAAGACCGCGTGGCAGCGGGCCTCATTAAAAGTACACCGGCTCTTCGGGGGAAGGTAAAAGACCCTCGAGCACGAGATTCAGGCAACACGACTCTGCATAAGGTGTTCCCTGGCGGGGCGCTGACGATGGTTGGAGCAAACAGCCCGTCAGGGCTCGCCTCACGCCCTATCAGGATAGTTTTGTGTGATGAGGTGGATAGGTACCCACCGTCGGCAGGAAGCGAGGGAGACCCTATACAGCTCGCTAAGAAGCGTGCAGCTACCTTTTGGAACCGGAAGCTGATCTCGGTATCTACGCCGACAAACGAGGATAACAGTCGCATTCAGGATGCTTTTGAGAAGTCTGACCAGCGGTACTACCACGTTCCCTGTAAACACTGCGAAACAGACCAAGTTTTGAAGTGGTCTAACGTGAAATGGCAAGAAAACAATCCAGATTCAGCCCAATACGTCTGCGATCACTGCGGAGTCTTGTGGACTGACGCTGATCGGGTGTGGTCTATACGAAATGGGACGTGGATTGCTAAGAAATCGTTTCAAGGGATTGCTGGATTCGCCATCTCTGGCCTTTATTCGCCTTGGACGCCCCTCCCTGATGCTGTGAAGGAGTTTTTGTCGGTCAAAAGCAATCCAGAGCAACTGAGGGTGTGGACAAACACTTATTTGGGACAGACTTGGAGCGATATTGGCGAGACGGTTGATGACTACATGCTGTCAGAGCGTCGAGAAGAGATGCCTAATGTGCCTGATGACGCTTTAATTCTCGTGGCTGGTGTCGATGTACAGGATAACCGGCTGGAAATATCAATTATTGGCTACGGGAGAGACGATGAGTCTTGGGTTATCGACCATATCACCCTTTACGGAGATCCATCTACTCCGCAGCTATGGACTGCTCTCGACTCCTACCTCTTCGCACAGTACGAAACCGAAAACGGTAGACAAATCGCCATCCGCGCCACTTGTATCGACTCTGGAGGCCATTTCACCAACTCAGTCTACGCTTACTGCAAGAAGAATCTTGGACGCAAGGTCTTTGCAATTAAGGGTATGGGGGGAGAGGGAAAGCCTGTTGCCGGTCGCCCCAGCAAAAACAACGTCGGTCGCTGCCCACTTTTCCCGATTGGTGTAGATACGGTTAAGGATCTGATGTTCGCTCGGATGCGAATACAGGAAAATGGGCCGGGATACATGCACTTCTCTGACAAGCTCAATGATGAGTATTTCCGTCAGCTAACGGCGGAAAAGATAGTGACTAAGTACCACAAAGGCTATAAAAAACGGGTTTTTGAGAAGATTAGGGCTAGAAACGAAGCCTTAGACTGTATGGTATACGCTTATGCAGCTTATGCTATTATTGGCATAAATATCAATGGGTTAGCGGATAAACTTGACGAACCTTCTTCAGTAGAGGAAAATAGTCGTGCGAAAGAAGTTCCCGTAACCCCAAACAAGCGTCCATTTGTACCAAAGACGGGGCGCAGTTTTGCTAACTCATGGCGGTAATTTATGGCGAACCTGTTTGACCCAGCCAATGCTCCATTAACGGAGCCAGAGAGCTTTACGGTCGGGGATTACGTTCAGTGGAAGCGTACAGACTTCGTTTCTGACTACCCTACCGCGTCATATTCGGCGCAATACGTTGCTCGTATACACCAAGGCGGTAACGCAGAATTCACAGTTGATGCAACCGAAGTTAGTGATGGATACTTATTCTCCATCACTTCTGCGGATAGTGCGGCATACACGGCTGGCAAGTATCACTGGCAGTTAGAAATCACACAAACGTCCAGCGGTAATCGAGTAGTCCTTGATGACGGTGACTTCAATATCATTGTCGATTTGGATGACAACCAAGCTGATCCGCGCATATTCGCGGAAATCATGGTTGGCAAGATTGAGTCATTGCTCTCAGGCAAGGCTGATTCTGACGTTTCTTCATATTCCATCGCTGGTCGCTCACTGACCAAGATGTCATTCCAAGAGCTTATCGACGCACGAGACTTTTATCGTGGTGAAATCGTCCAGCACGAGGCGAAAGAACTAGCGAAACACGGTAAAACCGGCTCACAGACTATCAAGGTGAGGTTCTAATGGGGATTTTCGATAGATTTAGAGCTAAACCCAAGAAAATGGTGCCGTTCAAGCGTTCTTATGCTGGCGCTAGTACATCTAGGTTGTTTGATGACTTCAGAAGCTCTGAGCGTAGCGCAGACAGCGAATTAAAGCCTGCATTGACACGACTTCGCTCTCGATCTCGAGATTTGGCCCGAAATAACGAATATGCGAAGCGATACCTCACCCTCTTGAAGAATAATGTGGTTGGGGAGCGTGGTTTTACGCTACAGGTCAAGGCTTTAGCGTCTGGCGGCAAGTTAGATGAGTCTGGGAACCAAGCGGTAGAAGACCAGTGGCGCTCATGGGGCAAATACGGCAATTGCACGGTTGACGGCAAGCTGTCTTGGGTTGATGTACAGAAGATGGTGATTGAATCCATCGCTCGGGATGGTGAAGCATTCGTTATCCTACACCGTAGCGCGGAATTCAAAGACTCCTTTAGTCTACAACTGATTGAGCCTGATCGAATTGACGTTGAGTTCTCTGAATATCTAAGGAATGGCAACGAAGTTCGCATGGGCGTTGAGATTGACAAGTTCAAACGTCCGGTCGCTTACCACATGCTTTCGTACCACCCAGGTGATTACGATTTTACTTCTATGTCGAAGAGTCCAAAACATATTCGTATCCCAGCGGCTAGGATGTTGCACATATTCAAGCAGTTACGCGCCGGACAAACGAGAGGGGAGCCTTGGATGGCCCCTTCGATGGCTGGACTCAAGCAGTTGGGCGCGTTACGCGAGGCTGCGGTAGTTAACGCTCGTGTCGGAGCCTCTAAAATGGGCTTCTTCACCTCTCCCGCTGGAGATGGATTCGTCGCTGATGATCTTGATGGTAATGTGCCAATCATGGATGCGGAACCCGGTACGTTCCACCAGCTACCAAACGGCGTGGACTTCACCGCATTTGACCCTCAGTACCCGTCTAGCGAGTTTGACAGCTTCCATAAGGCAATCCTAAAGGGCATCGCCAGCGGCCTTGAGGGAGCCTCCTACACGTCCCTATCGAACGATTTGGAAGCAACCAGCTATTCAAGCATTCGTCAGGGCGCTCTGGAAGAGCGTGATGCGTACAAGAACCTTCAGACATTTATGATCGACAGCTTCATTCGTCGCGTTTACGAGGCATGGCTGGCATCCACGATGGAGATGGGCGGCATTATCGTTCCTATCAAGGAATATGACCGGTTTGCCAGCAAGAGCGAGTTCCGTGGCAGGGCTTGGAGTTGGGTAGACCCTCAGAAAGAGATGACTGCCGCAGTTCTAGGGCTGAAGAACGGCATCTTGAGCTTGCAGGACGTTGCGAGCAATTACGGCAAAGATACTGAAGAACTGCTTGCTCAGATTCAGCGCGACAAGGCTCTCATGGAGCAATTTGGCGTTCAGTACGCATTAGAGCCGTATGCAGCTCAGATTTTGCCTGTGGAGGCTGATATAGCGGGGGAGCCTGATGGCGACTTATAAGGGCAGAGAGATAAACACTAAGCCTACTGAGGCTATGGTTGAAGAAGCCAATCGCGGCCTTGAGTGGCGCAAAGAGCATGGGCGTGGCGGAACCCTTGTTGGGGTTGCTAGAGCACGAGATATATCAAACCGTAAAGAGCTGTCTATCAGCACCTTTAAGCGCATGTTTTCGTTCTTCTCGCGTCACGAAGTAGATAAGGAGGCCGAGGGCTTCCGTCCGGGGGAAGAGGGCTATCCATCAGCGGGTCGGATCGCTTGGGCTTTATGGGGCGGTGATGCTGGGTTTGCAGTAGCCAAGCGGGTCAAGAGACAAGTTGAGGCTGCTGATGATGAGGAGGATCGAGCGGAGCTTTCTGGCTCTGTAAAGAAGGGGCTGCAAGCTAAGGTTAAAGATCACAACGAGGAGGTGGGCGATGCTGAATCTAAGCGCACGAATCTACGCACTTTATCTGCGGTGTTTAGACGAGGTGTTGGAGCGTATAAGACGAATCCAGGATCTGTTCGACCGACAGTAAAGAGTCCTGAGCAGTGGGCGTATGCTCGCGTAAATTCATTTTTGTACGTTCTTAGGAACGGCAAGTTCCGTAGCGGCAAACATGACACAGACCTTCTACCCAAAGGCCATCCACTAAGTTCTGATGACAGAGGTTTTGATTCAGACTGTGACAATAAATGGAGTGACACGATGGACAAAACCATGGAAAATCAACCACTTATAGACGAAAGCGAAGAAATTACTATGGACTCAGAGCGTCACATAAAAAACGTAGAAGAGACCGATGATTCATACATCGTAGAGTACGCCAAGGCGGAAATCGAAGAGCCTGAAGAAGCTGCTGAAGAGGTTGCTGAAGAGGTGGAAGAAGTGGTCGAAGAGAATTCCTACGACGATAGGTCTGAAGAATCGAACATGACTCGCGCAATGGCTATGGAGATGGCCCCTGTTGATGAGGACAAGCGAACGGTTCGCATGGCCATATCAAGCGAAGAGCCGGTCATGCGTTCATTCGGCATGGAAGTATTAGAGCATTCAGACGAGGCGATTGACTTGTCATTCCTGAAGTCTGGACGCGCCCCCCTCTTACTGGATCACGACCCAGAGAAGCAGGTGGGAATTATTGAATCTGTAAGCCTCGATGGCTCGGCTCGGCGACTCCGAGCGACGGTGCGTTTTGGAAAAGGCGCACTTGCTAGAGAGGCTTTTGATGATGTTACCGATGGTATCAAGGCTAATGTAAGCATTGGTTATTCGGTGCAAAAAATGGAGCGGAAGGACAAGGACACATATGTGGTCAAGAAGTTCCGTATCCACGAAGCGAGTTTAGTCTCAATCCCTGCTGACGTGACAGTCGGCGTGGGGCGGTCTAGCGAGCCTTCGCAACAACCAGTGATCGTAACTGACAATGCAAAGGAGCAAATTATGTCAGAAGTTGATGTACAAGCGGTTGAGGCACAAGCCCGTCAAGCCGCTCAAAAGAATGCCGCTCAGATCGTTGAGCTTGGCTCTCGTCATAACAAGTCTGAAATGGCCCAGCGTGCTATCTCTGAAGGCGTAAGCATCGAAGAGTTCCGTGGCCAACTGCTTGAAGAAATCGGCAGCATCGGCGCTGTAGAAGATCAAGAGATTGGTCTGAGCCGTAAGGAAGTTGGAAAGTTTAGTATGATGCGGGCAATCCACGCTCTAGCTAACCCAACTGACCGTCGCGCTCAAGAAGCTGCTGCGTTTGAGTTTGAAGCCTCACGCGCTGCTGCTCAACAGTACGGTGTAACCGCTCAAGGCATTATGTTGCCTGCTGAAGTTCTGCGGAACTGGAAGCGTGATATGTCTGCTGGCTCTGATGGCGATTTGATTGCTGAAGACTTCAAGGGCGAGGAGTTCATCGACGCTCTGCGTAACGCTTCAAGCGTAATGCAGGCCGGTGCTCGTATGCTGGGTGGTCTGTCTGGCGACGTTAAGATCCCCAAGAAGACTGCTGCCTCTACCGCTGCTTTCGTAGCGAGTGAGGGTACGGCTGCTGCCGAGTCTGAAATGACCATCGGCAACGTGAGCATGGCTCCCAAGACTCTGGGTGCGTTCACCGACGTTACTCGTCAGTTGCTGATCCAAAGCTCTTTGGACGTTGAGGCTCTGATCCGTGACGATCTGGCTCAATCCATCGCTACTGCGATTGACAAGGCTGGCTTGGAAGGCTCTGGCTCTTCAGGCAATCCAGAAGGCATCTTGAACACTACTGGCGTTAACCAAGTGACCAACTTCGCTGCTGCAAACCCAACGTTTGCTGAAGTTGTTACGCTGGAAACCGCTGTAGCAGAAGACAACGCTCTGATGGGCAACCTGTCTTACATCTTGCCTGCAAGCATGTACGGCGCGTTGAAGACCACTGAGAAGGCCACCAACACTGCTCAATTCGTAGTAGAGCCAGGCGGCACCATCAATGGTTATCAAGGCATCGTGTCTAACCAAGCTACTGCTGGGAACCTGTACTTCGGTAACTTCAGTGACCTACTCATCGGCATGTTCGGTGGATTGGACATCGTTGTTGACCCATACAGCAACAGCACCAGCGGCACTGTCCGAGTCGTTGCATTGCAATCTGTAGACGTAGCAGTACGTCACGCAGTGAGCTTCGCATTCGGTAACGACGGAGCGTAAAGCTGACGAAGCCCCTCACCTTCGGGTGGGGGGTCTTCCTTTGGAGGTTGAATGAAGTATCAAGTAATGAAGCGATGTGTCATCAAAGGTTCCACATGGAATGTTGGCGACATTGTTGAGAGCGGCAAAGATTTTGATGAGGCTGACGTTAAAGGCTTGATGGGCATTGAGCGGATTGTTCCGTATGCCGAGCCTGAGAAGACGGAAGACCGATCTATTGGTTTAGGTGAAGACAAGCCTCGAAGAAGAACCCGTAAGAAGGCTGACTAATGGCTGTAGAGACTGCGGATGACAGGCTGTTAATGCTGACTGACTTTGGAATAGACGTGTCATACACGCTCCAAGGCGGTTCTGCGGTCACATATAAGGCTATCGTTGATAACGATTACGAAGGCGTCCAAGCGGGTGGAACGGTTGCATTTGCAGTCAGCCGCCCCCGTTTACTTATGAGGACAGCCGACATATCAGCGGCAGCAGAGGGCGATACGGTCGCTTATGAGGGCAGTACCTACACAGTCAACATTGTGATGGCTGATGGCACTGGGATGACAGAGCTTATGGTGAGCAAAAACTGATGGCGCATGTACGGCAGTTAATCAGGGAAAACATAGAGACCACCCTCACTGGTTTAACAACCACTGGGTCTCGAGTCTTCGCTAGTCGAGTTTATCCGATAGCGGCTGACAACCTGCCTGGTCTGGCCTTGTACACGACAGATGAAACCACTGAGTACAACACTGTCGGCTTGCCCAGAACGCAGATTCGCACCTTGTCGGTGACTGTAGAGGCGTATGTTCGTGGCAATGCGAACTATGACGATTCATTAGACACGATCTGTTCTGAGATTGAAGTAGCCTTGTATACCGACCTGACGAGAGGTGGGTACGCGAAAGACACAAAGATTACAGCTATGGATGCTGAGTTCTCTGGTGACGGAGATCAGCCCGTGGCAAGAGCGACACTGCGTATTCTTGTTGATTACGCAACTAAAGAAAACGATCCAACAACGGCGGTTTAACATGGTCGAAATGGAATATAACGGTTCAATCATTCGTGTCTCTTTAGACCGAGTTGAATACCTAGAATCAAAGGGCTGGGTTCGGACGGACGCTGCTATTGATGAAACCTCCGCAGAAGCGGAAGAAACTGATAAATCCGAGGAGGATTAACACATGGCTACGCATACCGGTAATGATGGGGTAGTTAAGATCGGTGCAAATCAAGTTGCAGAAGTCCGTTCTTTTACCCTAAATCAAACTGCTGATACGGTTGAAGATACGACGATGGGCGATACCGCTCGAACATTTAAGCCCACGCTATCTTCAGCAGACATTTCTCTTGAAGTGTACTGGGACGAAACGGATACAACCGGACAGGTTGCTTTGGGTGTTAGATCAGAAGTAACGCTTGATCTATACCCAGAGGGCGATGACTCTGGTGACACGAAATACAGTGTTCCAGCAATCGTAACAGGATTCTCAATCAACACATCTTTTGATGGAATGGTTGAGGCTTCTATCACTGCTCAAGCTACAGGCGCTATAACAACGAGTACCGTTTAATGGCAGGACTAATAGATAAAGCGGTTGCTCATTTTAGTAGCCGCGAAATAAGAAGTATGGATGTTCCCGAATGGGACACAACGGTATACACCAAAAACCTAACCCTTGATGGCAAGTCTCGCCTAGCGAAACGTGCTGATGGGGATACTTGGGACTACTTGGTTTATGCCTGCATATTCGCCTTAACTGATGAACAGGGAGAGGCAGTATTCACGTTAGAAGACAAGGTTAAGCTCAAAAAGAATGTTGACCCTGACATCATTGTTCGTCTTGGCAATTTCGCTTTAGGGATTGTGGGCGATGACGAAGAGGAACGTGAAAAAAACTGATTGATGACCAAGGGGAGCCGACTGATCTGTTCTTAATGTTTGAACTAGCTAGTCGCCTTGGTCAGCCGCTCTCAGTTGTGTTGGATATGACGGAGAACGAGTTTAACCACTGGTTCACATACTACCGTGTAAAGCAGGAGATGGTGGATGGCAACAGGCGCTGAAATTCAGGTACGGGCAACCGTCAAAGACCAGATAAGCAAGCCGCTTGATCGCATAAACACCAAGATGCGCGATACGGCTAAGGCTGGTAAAGACCTTAACGGTACAATGCGTCTGATGCGCGGTGGCGCTGGTCAGTTAGGACATCAGGTTCAGGACGTTGCTGTACAGCTTCAAATGGGCACTGACGCGATGATCGTCTTTGGTCAGCAGGGTTCTCAGGTTGCCTCTCTCTTCGGCCCCAAGGGAGCGATGCTTGGCGGTATTCTTGCCGTTGGAGCCGCAATCGCTGGGCCTTTAGTTAAATCTCTGACTCAATCAAATGATCTAATTGAAGAGTTGGAGAAGAGCGCAAGAGAAAGCACCGCTTCGCTTCACGAGCTTAGTGGTGCTCAGAGAGAAGTTGCAAAGCAGGTTTTGCTTGAGCGAGAGAAGGAGCTTCTTGACGCTGTAACACAGGCAAGAGAAAACCTTGAAAAAGCCGAGGAGCGTCAAACCCAAAAGTCCGTTACCAAGACTCGTGGTGGAGTAAATCAAAACGCCATCGCATTTGAGCGAGCCGAGGAAGCTGTTGATAACTATAAAATACAGCTTGGATTGGTTGAGACGGAGTTAGAAAGAGTCCAAACAGCCTTGTCAGGCGTCGATCAATCATTAGTTGAAGCCAATAAGGCGCTAGAGCTTCAAGTTGCCACTTATGGCATGAACGAATTGGCTGCCGCTGCGTATGAAGCCCAACTTGATGGTGTTATAACGGCTGAAGAGCGTTATCAATTACAGTTATTGAGTCAGCTTGAAACACTAAACGCGGTCGAAGAGGCTAGGGACGAGGCAAGAAAGAAGCGTGAAGAAGACATAAAGGCCGCTGAAGACCTTGCTGATGCGGAAGCCGCTGCTTTCCAAGTTGTAACTAAAGCTCAAGAAAAAAGGTTCTCCGATGATGAGAAGCGCAGAGCCAAAGAAGCTGCCGAGGAAAAGAAGCGTAAAGATACTGCTGTTGGGAATCTTAAAGACAACCTCATGTCTTTGGACTCTAATAACAAGAAAGTTTTTGCGGCTCAGAAAGCGTTTCGCATGGCTGAAGCAACAATGGCCGCCTTTCAGGGTTATAACCAAGCTATTGGTGCTTTCCCTCCCCCATTAGGGCAGATACTTGGCGCTACGACATTCGCTTTGGGCATGGCAAACGTCGCTCAAATCAAAGCGCAGAGCTTTGAGGGCGGCGGCTTTACTGGGCATGGTGCCCGCGCTGGTGGCCTCGACGGTAAGGGTGGTCGGATGGCTATGGTTCACCCAAATGAGACCATTATCGACCACACAAAGGGTGGAGCGGGCGGGATCACCGTGATAAATAACGTAGATGCTCGCGGATCTGGCGCTGACGTAGACCAGAAGATCAAATCAGCTATGGCGCAGACATCTCAACAGACTATAATGACTATTCAGGATTTGATGCGGCGCAGGAGATTTGTGTAGATGACCACTTTCGCGTTCCCAAGCATCACTCCCACGACGAATACGTTTGAGCTTGTAGCCAACACTCGCACGTTTCAGTCGCCGCTAACCAATGCAGTGCAAACGTCATCTCGCAAGGGTTCGCTGTGGAAGGCCAGCTTACAATTCAACAACCTTTCTGGCGATGATCGCCAAGAGATGCAGGCGTTCCTGGTTAAGCTGAACGGGCAGCAGCACAGATTCACCCTTCACGACCATTCCTATACTCGAAGGGGTGCGGGTGGTGGCACATTGTCAATCAACGGCGCTAGTCAATCAGGAACCGCACTGGTGTGCGATGGTGCGACTGCTAACGTCAACAACTACCTGAGAGCGGGCGACTACATCTCGTTTAACAACGAATTGCACATGGTAGTGGTCGATGCTAATTCAGACGCATCGGGTAACGTCACCTTGTCGATTGCACCCCCTATCAGAAAGACACCAGCGGACGATACTGTTGTGGACTACCTCGCCCCTGTCTCTGGGGTGTTTATGCTTGCAGGCCCAGCGTCATGGGGCACTCAGCCAGGAATCATATCCAGTTTCACGATTGAAGCCGTTGAGGACGTTCTAGCATGAGTCGCGGCTTCCCATCAGCGGTTCTAACGGCGCTATCGTCAGATCACGTCGCGCTCGTCACGTTTGCCAAGTTGGAGTTCCCGTCTGGCACTATTTACCTGCACAACTCCATCGGCACATACACTTGGGGCGGGAATGATTGGCTGGGCACTGGCGACCTTGGCGAGATCAGCCAGCTTGAAGAAGGCGCACAGATCAGCCCGTACAAGATCACGCTCTCACTCTCTGGATTAGACGCAACGATCTCAGGTGCTGCGCTCACTGAAGACTATTACCTTCAGCCTGTCACGGTTTACATTGGAGTTCTGAACGCAAACGATGTACTGATTGCTGACCCGACTATCGTTTGGGAAGGCGCAATGGATCAGATGGAGCTAAGTGTCGGCGCGGCTGACGGGGATGTAATTGTCCTGACTGCTGAGTCTGAGCTTGCCCGTTTTGATAAAGCCTCGAACCTGAAGTATACCGACGCGCAGTTGCAGTCCGACTCTGCTGGTTCTCTGGGTTTTGAGTTCATGGCTGACATCGAGGGGGCAAAGATTCGGTGGGGTGATCCAAACTCTGATGCTGTTGCGGGTGGGCCTGCCAACCCGAACATCTACGACAACATCAACGTGAATCCAACTTTCTGATGAGAGTTCATGCCGCACTCAACAAGTGGCAAAAGCGCGATTTCAAATATGGCGATGCCGACTGCTGTCAGTTCATTGCCTTTGTTGTCAAAGAGCTAACGGGTAAAGACTATTCTGCTGGGTTTCAGTATGAGTCGGAAGCGCAGGCTGAGTTACTGGTGGGGAGAGAGGGTGAGCTTGTCGATTTCATCGGCAGTATATTGGGCGAACCGAGCGACGAATTGAAGGACGGCGACCCGTGTATCGTTGCCGCGCCGATTGTCGGTCAGGTTTGTGGTATTAAATTGAGAGACAAGGTGGTCTGCTTGACAAGCAAAGGGTTCGCACAGATCCCCGACCGCTATCTCGTCTCAGGATGGAGCGTTTAAGTGCCACAGGTAATTGTAGCTGCTGGTCTAGCGATTTATAAAGTCGGGTTGGCGACCGTTGCCGTTGTGGGCGGGGCAAGCGCGGCTGCTACAGCTTCAACTTTTGTTGTGATGGCTGCGGGAACAGCGGCGGTTGTTGCTGGTGCGGCTCTTGCGAATGCGGCAATGAAGGCATTGATTCCGGATTTGTCAATGCCACAGCCTGACACAGACAGATCTCGACAGCAGACGGTTAGGGGTACGATTGAGCCTCAGAAAATGGTCTATGGCGAAGCCTTGGTATCTGGCCCGATCTTCTTCGTTGGCGTGGCAGGAACGGATAACCGCGAACTGTACCACTCCATCGCCCTCACTGGGCATGAGGTTGAAGACATCACGGATGTGTTCTTCGATAATGAGAAAATCCTCGACGCGCAGATTGATTTCCAATCCAGAGTCACCGCTGGGACGTTTGGCCCGATTGACAGCGACTACATCTGCCAGATTGAACGGCAGACCGGAGCGTCGAACCAAGCTGCTGCTGGATTACTAAGAAGCGCATTCCCATCGGTATGGACTACATCGCACACCACGCCCAACATCTCTTGCATCACAACTCAATGGGTCAGAACAGACGGTTCTCAGGAACTGTGGGACAGACTGACACCGCGAGACATCAAGGCGCTCGTAAAGGGTAAGAAGGACATCTATGACCCTCGCCTCGACACATCAGCAGGCGCGAATCCAACGAATGCAACGTACCAACAGTGGACAGACAACCCCGCTCTATGTGCGGCTAATTACCTGACAGACACCACGTTTGGATTGTCAGTTCCTGTAGCAAAGATTGATTGGGACGCAGTAGAAACAGCGGCGGACGCTTGTGACGTGTTGGTCGCCATCCCTGGTGGTACGCAAAAGCGATTCACTGCCAACGGTGTTTTGTTCGCTACTGACTCGCACCGAGCCAACATCAACAAGCTGATGTCTGCGATGAACGGCTCACTGGTGTATTCCAACGGCGTTTACACAATCAGAGCGGGGGTATACGAGGCACCAACGGAGAGTTTAGATGAAGACTCACTTGCAGGCCCGATTTCGGTTAGAACGTCGGTGGAGCGCGGTGATCGTTTTAATACAATCCGCCCGATATTTATTGACCCCTCCCAGCAGCACAAGAGTGTCGAGGCACCAGAAGTCGCTCTTACAGCAGCGGTTAGCCGAGATAACAACGAAACACTGATTCGTGATGTGCAACTGTCCTTCACGAACACGTCGTACATGGCGCAGAGAATCGCTCACAAGCAGATCCAACTGACAGACCAGCAGACCGTCCTGACCTTCCCAACGAACCTGTCAGGGCTTCGTGTGGACGTTGGCGACAGGGTTAGCGTCACCGTCTCGGAATTGAACTACAGCAACAAGGTATTTCGTTGTGCTGGTTGGTCGTTCTCAGATACGCAAGACGGCGTGGTCAATCTGACGCTGTTGGAAGATGATGCCAGTTCCTACGCAGACCCGACCAGTGGTGAATACAGCACCCGCTCACCCTCTGGGACTATCACGCAGGGCTTCCGTGGCGTACCTGACCCGCAGAACCTGACCGCTACGTCTGGCCTCAAGCACATCGAACTCAACTGGACGAACCCAAGCAACCCGAAGCTGTTTGAAACCATTGTGGTTTACGCATCGGCTGACTCGTCTTGGGACAATGCTCAGTTGATTGGTGAGACTAGGGGAACGCAGTTCTTCCACGACGCAGCGAATCCGACTGACCCATTGTCGGTTGGTGATACCAGATATTACTGGGTGCAAGCATTCGCCTACGCTGGCGACAAGAACAGCAGCCAGAGCTTCGTCAGATCAGACAGAAACCCAGACAACGATACCTCCACCATCGTCGCTACGGTTGGCCCAAACAATCCCGACTATTCCGAGATCGTTGACGATACCCCGTCACAGACTCCACCCACCGGACTGACGCTGACAGAAACGACTGTCTTGGGTAACGATGGCTCTGTCCTACCTGCTGTTCAGGTGTCGTGGACTGCATCCAGCCCCAACACCTACGTCTCCTATTACGAAGTGCAGTTCAAGCAAACTTCGCAGGGTGAGATTGACTATGGCTCTGTCGCCAACTCATACACAGCGACAATTGACTACGGTTCTGTGGCTGATGCCACCACTCTCGAACTGAACTACGGGGGAGTGAACGAGGCTATCACCGGCGCAGGCGCTGAGTTCTCGTCTGTGGCTGTTCACGGCACCAGTACCGTGATCGCTGGCATGAAAGAGCTTGAGGAGTTCACGTTCAAGGTCAGAGCGGTAACTTTTACTGGCAAGGTTTCTGGCTTCATCACTGGTGAGCTAACGCTGCAAGGCGACCAGACTGCTCCAGCTATCCCATCCAGCATTGTGGTGACTGGTGGCATTCAACAAATCAAGCTCGATTATGAATTGCCATCTGACTCTGATCTGGCTTACGTCGAGATCTTCGAGAACACGGTAGACAACCAAGCATCGTCCACACTGATCGTTAAGACCAAGTCCGACCAGCACACAGTCACGGGTCTGGGCAATGATGTCACCCGATACTACTGGCTGCGAAGTGCCGACCGATCTGGGAACCTGTCCGGCTTCAGCGCGTCATTCTCAGCTACCACGCAGAAGATTGTGCTGGATGATTTCGCTCAAGATGTCTTGGATGAGTTCGCTGCTGGCGATGCTTTCGGGATTGAGCCTGTGTCTACGCTCTCAGGCGTCACAGGGGCGCATGTGGGGCAGATTAAGTTCCTGACAACCACAAACACCTTGTACGTTTGGACGGGCACAGCGTGGTCTACAGACCTGTTCACGGCATCAACAGTAGACCCCGGCTCCATCACTGCGGCTTCGTTTGCTTCTGGTGTTGAGCCTATCTCTGCGGTTACAAGCCTGCCTTCTCCCACGGGGTATACAGGGCCGTCAATCCTGTTCAACGTCACTGACAAGAAGCTCTACCGCTACAACTCGTCGGTGCCTGAGTTTACGACCTTAGTGAACACCACAGACCTGTCTGGCACCTTGGGCGAGAACCTATTCAGCGACACGGTTCGACCAATAGAGAGGGTGGGTACGTTACCGACTTCTGATCTGACCACTGGGCGAGTGGTCATGTTGACCACAGACAACAAGCTCTATCGCTACAGTGGAACCTCGTGGACTTCTGCCATCTCAGCAGCAGACTTAGATGACCAAGTGAACCTTGCCACGCAAGTCTTCGGTCAGGTTCAAGCAGCAAGCCTCACAGCGGGTCAGATCTCGACAGCATCCATTCAGGCGGGAGCCGTGGTTGCAGATTCCATCTCAAGCGGGGCAATCAGTGCAGTCAAACTAGCAGCAGACTCCGTGACTGCAAACGCCATCGCAGCTAACGCGGTGACCGCATCTGAGATTGCGGCGAACACGATTACCACAACCCAACTCAACACCTCACAGATATTCGCAGACTCTGCGGTAATCGGTGCAATTCAAAGCTCATCCATCACCACGGCTGCGGTAGTCTCGGCCATCGGTACATTCGAGTTCATTCAGTCACAGAACATCCAGTCGAATGCGATAACCGGCGGGAAGATCGCGGCATCGACCATCGACGCATCAAAGCTCAACGTGTCGAATCTGGCGGCTATCTCAGCCAATCTAGGGGCTGTGACTGCGGGTTCAATCAACGCGGCACAGGTCACGATCTCGAACATCAATGGCTCCAACGTGTCATCGGGAACAGTACCCACCGCTCGTTTGGACGTGTCTGGAATTATTAGTGCTGGCGGTATCGTTGTTAACGGGGCGAATATATCCGACCTGACTAACAACAGCGGTTTCATCAACAGCGGACAGGTTAACAGTAACGTCACCAGCATCTCTGGCGGCGTGATTACGACGGGAACAGTAAACGCCAACAGAATCAACATCGACGGCATTACGTTGTCCAGAAGTGGCGACAGCCTGATTATCAAATCGGGCGGGGTAGACACTGCTCAGATTGCCACCCATGCAGTGAGTCTGACGGCTAACGCTTATACCGCTGGTGGCATCACAACCGGAGGCGGTAGCACACAAGTTCAATCGGTGACGTACACGTCAGCAGGAACAGATGCCTACATAATGGTGAATCTGGGCTTTGTGGGCGGCGGTATTGGTGGAACGTATACCATTGGGTTCGACGTTTTTGACGGTAGCACACTCATTCACAACATCCCCTCTCGCACTTATACGAATGGGGTTACGGGTCAGATTGGCTTCTCGTTCACACACTCCCCCAGTGCAGGCAGCAGGACAATCAGTGTTAACGCCAAGACAGGGGCATTCACCCTGTTCAACAGAGGCATAACCATCATTGAGTTGAAGCGATGAAGAATTTCGTGGTCTACAACAGCGCGGGCGAGATCCTGCGTACCGGCAGATGCCAAGATGCAGACTTCACATCTCAAGCGGGAGAGGGTGAGAACGTAATCGAGGGCAAGGCAGACGATACGACACAGCACATCATCGACGGTGTGGTGTCGAACAAGGCTCAAGCCTATGAAGTGGAAGGGCTTGTACGTTCAAAGCGAGACCAAATGCTGATGGGTACTGATTGGACGCAGGCAGCAGACTCACCGCTCACCGACGAAAGACAGGTACAATATCGTGCCTACCGACAGGCTCTGCGGGACATAACATCACACGCGAACTGGCCCAATCTGAACGACACAGACTGGCCCACACTGGAGACATAGATGGCTACTCAATTACAGATCAGACGCGGAACTAGCGCACAGATAGCCGCATTCACGGGGGCAGAGGGCGAGATCGTTGTAAACACGACCAACGACTCCGTTCACGTCAACGACGGCTCCACAGCGGGTGGATTCGAGATGGCGCGAGCGGATCTCAACAACGTATCAGACACAAGCCTGAACGCTGCGCTCACGGGCAACACTGTAAGCGCGTTAACGGTAACGGCATTGACTGCTGGTGGGGCGGAAACAGACGCCTTCAATAGTTCAGGCACAACATTGGAGATAAAGACTGGAGCTAGAGTTCGTGGCGCAGGAGGCGGTGACTTTCAAGTTTCTTCTGGAGCAGCGAATGATTCCTCAGAGCCAACTTATACTTTTCGTGGAGACCCTGACACGGGCATATTCTGGGGTGGAGCTAATACTGTGGGGGTCACAACTGGAGGTAACCAGCGCATAAACATTGCCTCTAACGGCGACATCAGCTTCTACAATTCGGCTGGCACCAGTCAATCTCTCTTCTGGGATGCCTCTGCGGAGTCTTTGGGTATTGGTACTAGTCCAGCTTACAAACTTGATGTAGATGGTTCAGTAAGACTTAAAACAGGTTCAACTGGAACGCCTGTAATTGTTTCAACTGGAAGTGATAGCCAAGGAACTTTGCGGTTTGGG